CGGACCTCGGCGCGGAGGTCAAGGCCCTCGACGCGCGGCGGACGAAGATCACGAAGCCGCTCCTCGAGGCGAAGCGCGAAGTTGACGCACTGTTTCGTCCGGCGTTGGACGCCCTCGAAGGTGCCGTCACGACGATCAAGGGCCGGATCTCGGAGTACGTCGCGCGCCGAGACGAAGAGACCAGGGCGGCGGTCCACGAGGGGGCGATCGTCCCCGCGATGATCGAGGGCGTCGCCGGCGTCGCCGTGACCCGGAGGGTGGAATTCGAGATCCAGGATCCGGACGCGGTCCCCCGAGAGTTCTGCTCTCCGGACATCGACAAGATCCGCGCGGCCCTCGAACGCGGCGAGGACGTCCCCGGCGTTCGCTTGGTCGCCGTCGTGGGCGTCCGACGAAAGGGGGCGCGCCGTGGGTAAGAACCTCGAAGCGAAACCGAAGACATCGGAATGGTACACCCCTCCGTGGCTCGTCGCCGCCGCGGCGCACCTGCTCGGGATCAAGGTCTTCGACCTCGATCCGTGCGCGGGGCAGCATACGTCGCACGCGAAGCGGGGACTTTCGGAGGGGGGTCTTGAAACCTCCTGGGGCGGCAACGTCTGGCTGAACCCTCCTTCGCCGTCGCGGCCCTGGTGGGACAAACTGATGGACGAGCCAGGGGTCGATCGTGCGGCCTATGTGGCCTACAACGTCGATCAGATCGCACAGTCGGTCCGCTGGCGTACGCCGATGGCAACCTTTCCGATCCTGTGGATCGGCGGACGCGTCCAGTGGTGGACCTCAAGAACGGCGGAGATCGTCCGCCTCACGGAGGCCTGGGACCGCCAGGCCCCCGAAGGCCGTTCCGCGACGTCGGCGGAGCTCGCGCGGGAAACCCTTCGTTTGTCGGAACTTCCGATGATCGGCGCGATCCCACAGTCGCCCCTGTTCGGCGGGGGTTGTCCACAGCATGAGTCGGCCGTGGTCCTTTGCGTCTCCCCGGACGAGCTCGGCCCCCGTATCGCGACCCTTCGAGCGGTCGCCCTTGCCGCGGGGATGCCCGAATCGACGGCCCTCTTTGTGTCGCGGGGGTCCCTGTGATCACGACGTGCGACCGCTGCGGGCAACCGGCGTTCACCAGGGAATCGGGGGCGCCGTGCATCCGGCACTTCGAGTCCAAGTGGGGCTCTTACGGTGACGGATGTCACGGGACCATGTACGCAACCAAGGACCTCGAAGGCGTGATCGCGGTGACGATCCCGATCCTCGAGATCCACGTAATCTCCGAGATCGCGGGGGCGACTCGCAACGTCAAGGTTCGCGCCCCTGCCTCGGGGGTAGGGATCCTAACGAACGCGCTGGACATCCTCGAGGAGCAAGAGGGCGTCCCGATCTTCCCGTGGGGGCCCGCTTCGAGTCGGCTGGTGGTTCTTTTCGGACTCCGTATCGTCGCGGAGATCTACTGGTCGGATACCCGGGCGACCCCCGCGGGCCCGGTCACGGAAGAGTTCCGATGGCGCTTCTACGCGGGGTCCTTCGGATGACCCTTGACTCTTGAAACGTCTGGCATTACATTAGTCACATGGAACTCACCACAGATCAAAAGTGCATGCTCGACCGGATCAGGGCCGCGGGTACCGCTGGTTTAGTTGGGGTTACGCGTGTAAGCGCAGCGAGCCTCGTCCGAAAGGGACTCGTTAAGATGGAAGTTGTAGAGAAGAACGTCCGCGCCGACAAGTTATTCAACGCCGCCGACGGGCGCAGTCTGGTCTACACGATCCAAGGGCGCTTCCGCTTTTATACTGTCGTCCGCTACACTATCGCATCATGAACTGGGGTCTCTCGCTGGATCGGTCGCATTACCTCGGGGCCAAGGGGGCGCGGGCCCGCTTGGTGTTCGAGGCCCCCGGCTGTACAATGACTTTCTCCGGCCCGTCGTCACGTCGGCTTCCCGCGGACTGGTTCGAGCTTTCCCGATGGTGCATCACCAGCGGCGTTGGATCTCAGCATTGGGCCTCCGCCGTCGAATGGCTCCGCTCGAACGCGCCAACGTGCACGACGGTAGTGAGCTACTCCGATCCGTCCGTCGGTCACGATGGCGCCCTGTATCGGGCCTGCAATTGGTGGTGGGCACCGACGTGGCACGTGCTACGGCCCCCTCCCACGGGCGCGGGGACCCGCGGAGGGAAGCGCCAAGCGGCGAAACACCGATGGGTGTACCTACTGCGTCCAGACGATCGGCGCGGTGCGCTCCTAGCATTGCGCGACGCGACGCTAGCCCGACGCTACCCGTGGGCAGGGTACCAAGAGCCTACATGGCGGAGAGGCGTACCCGTGAGGTCACGCGCCGACGCTTTCCGGATGTTCCGCGGGGTTAATCCGTGACCCCCGAGGACCTCACGCGAGCGGCCGCGGCTTCGAGCCTCTATCGGTTCGCGCGCCTCGCGTGGAGGCACACGGAGATCCCCGGCGGGACGCCGTTCGCGGGGTCGTGGCACCTCGAGGAACTCTGTCGAGCGATCGAATCGTTCCACCGTCGCGAGCCTCGGGACCTCGTGATCAACGTCCCCCCGGCGACCGGAAAGAGCCTGTTCTCCGGGGTCTTCTACCCCGCGTGGATCTGGTCCAAGGATCCGTCGCATCGGTTCATCTACGTCTCGTATGACGCCGCGCTACTGAATAGGGACTCCGGGACCCTCGCGGGCCTCCTTCGATCGGAATGGTACCGCCGTCACTGGGGTGACGTCCTCGCCCCCGGACCGACCGCGGTCGGGAACCTCGTGACCGTCGCCGGCGGGGGACGGTTGAATACGTCGATCCGAGGCAAAGGGACCGGATGGCACTGTCACACTCTGGTCGTCGACGATCCGAATAAGGCGCAGGATGCCTTTGCTAGTCCGGCGAACCTTGAGTTCGCCTGGACCGCGATCAACACGACGTTCAGCAACCGGACCACGGATCCCGCGACATTCGGCCGCTTGATCATAGGCCAACGTCTCTCGTCGGACGACGTCACCGCGCGCGCCGTGGACGCCGGATGGTCGCGCCTGTCACTGCCGATGCGGTACGTCCACGATTCGGAGGCCGCGGCGTGCGATCGCCGTACCGCGGAGGGCGAGCCGCTGTTCCCCTCGCGGTTCCCGGAACCGGTTCTCGCGGAGCTCGAATCTACGTTGCGCCTCCTAGGGACATGGGAAGCGCAGTATCAGCAACGGCCCGTCCGGACCGAGGGAACCTCGTTCGACCCCGCGTGGATCGACGTCGTCCCGAAGGACTCGATCCCCTACGCCGACGGGTCCGCGATCCAGTCGTGGGATCTGACCTTCAAGGGCAACGAAGCCTCGGACTGGATCGCGGGCCAGTGGTGGATCCGCTCGAGGGACGACCACTTTTTCATGGCGGCCCCGCCCGTGTTCCGTCGTGCCTCGTTCACGGAGACGGTCGCGACGATCGCGGAACACTCCTCGGCGTGGCCCGCCTCGAGGGTCCTCATTGAGGACAAGGCCAACGGCCCCGCATGCGAGGACGTCCTACGGGACGCCGTCGGCGGGATCGAACTCGTGAACCCCGAAGGCTCGAAGGAGGCGCGATTCGTCGGGACGACGCCGCTATGGCGATCCGGAAGAGTCCACGTGATCGACGGGCCTCACGTCGAGCGCATGCGCCGGGAGTGGCCACGCTTCCCGCGGATCGCGAGGGACGACGACATCGACGCCGCGAGCCAAGCGCTTCGCTACTTGTCGCGCGGCGCTGGTTACACGGCCCGTCTCATGGCACTCTTGGGCCGTGGCTAATACTCGCGCGGACGCATGGGAGAACCTCGCAACGGGCCTCGGGGGCGCGACGGACGCCGCGTCCTCGATGACGTGGACCGGAGGATCGATCCTCGGGGAGCACGTCCTCGAATCGATCTATAACGGCGGGGGCATCGCCAGGGCGATCGTCGATTCGTTCCCCGATCACGCCCTTCGGCGCGGGTTCGGAACGGACCCCGCGACCGCGGCGGGCCTCGCCAAGGTCCGCGCCCTCGGGGCGCTCGCTCGGGCGGGGAAACTCGCGAGGCTCCACGGCGGGGCCGTGATCGTCGTGGGCACCGATGACGTTCATGTCCCCGCCTCGGAACCGATGGCGCCCGGCCCTCGGGAAGTCCGTTGGCTTCGCGTCTACGACTGCAGGTACGTCCATCGTGTCGGCGCTTGGCGCGATCTCGAGGACTGCGAGCGCTTCCGCATCCTCCGCGGAGTTCGCGGGCGCGGGGGGTTCACCGTCCACCGATCGAGGGTCCTCGTCGTCCGGGGGATCGAAACCACGGACGATGAACGCGACCGGCGCAACGGATGGGACGTCCCCGTCCTCGAAACTTGCTGGGGCTCCCTCCGGGACTACGCCGCGGCCTGTGCTTCCGTCGGTGCACTCGTGCAACGGGCCTCCGAAGGGGTCCTCACGATGAAGCACTTGCTGGACGCACTGTCGACCGATTCCCGTCTCGTCGCGGCGCGCGCCGCGGCCCTCCGGATGGGTCGATCCGCGGCGGGGATCACCCTGCTTGAGGAAGGTGAAACGTATCAGTACGTCTCGCCTTCGTTCGCCGGGCTCCCGGAGATCCTCGATCGGGCCATGACTCGCGTCTCGGCGGAGTCTCGGATCCCCGTGCAGATCCTCTTCGGAGACTCGCCCGGCGGACTCAATGCCACGGGCGAGGCCTCGCGCGGGACATGGGACGAAGAAGTCACCGCGTGGCGACGCGATACGCTGGACGAGCCGCTGGCGCGCCTTCTCTCGATCGGCTGGCCCGAAGCCGTGAACGAGTGGCCCCCGATGCGGGAACCGACGGCGAAGGAACTCGCCGAACTCCGGAAGCTCGAGGCGGACACGGACGCCGTTCGGGTCAATGCGGGCCTCGCGACCCCGGAAGAGATCCGGACCGGCGTCGCCGAACCGCCGACGACGTTCGACGATCCGATCGACGTCGCGACGGACGAAGCCGAACCGGCGATCTCCGCCCCGTCGGTGCTCGCCGTGAGAATGTCCGAGCTCGGCGCCGATCGGTGCCCTCACGGAAGGTCGAACCGTTGCCCATTGTGCGGTGTCGAGCGTGAATGGGCCGTCGAGCGGGACGCGTCCGGCGCGATCGCCTACCGCGGGACTTGGCGCGCGTCGTGACCGAGCGTCGCGTCGCGGGCCTCCCGCGCCTGTTGCGGGTCTATCGTGCCTTGGTCGCTTCATGGCCCTGGCAGGATCTCGCCGATGCGTACGAATCACGGGCGGACGCCTCGGAATGGATCCGCGCGAAGGTCGCCGCGTTCCGGGCGCAAGTCGAGACCTCCGTCACCTCTCGGGGTCTCGTGACGGAGATCGATCGATCGGCCGTCGCGACCGAGCAAGGGGCCGCGTTCGACGTCGGTCGCGCCCTTCGGGAATTGGGCCTCCCGAGGCTCCCGACGGTGGACCTTTCGGATCTCGTGACGCGGCGGAGGGTCGCGGCGTTCCGTCGGGAGAACCTGAAACTCATTCGAACCCTCGCACGGTCCGAGGTCGCCTCACTGCGGGATCTCCTCGTGGACGCGGAGCGCCGCGGCGCGCGCGTCGAGACGGTCCGCCGTGAGATCCAGGATCGCCTCGGGGTCGCACGAAGGCACGCCGATCTCTTGGCCCGTGATCAGACTCTCAAGCTCTCGGGGCAAGTCACGAAGGCCCGACAGACGCAGTCGGGGATCCGACGCTACAAGTGGTCCACGTCGCGGGACGAGCGCGTCCGCCCTCGACACGCGGAGCTCGACGGACAGATCTTCGAGTGGTCCGGGGACGGTCCGATCACGGACGCGAAGGGCAACAGGCACCATCCGGGCGGCGACTTTCAGTGTCGCTGCGTCGCGATCCCCGTACTAGACTAGGGCGATGGAAGAGATCACGAGGGTCGATCGCCTCGAGCGCACCGACCAGTGGACTACGACGACGGGCGGGGGCGTCCGCCTCGAGGCGCGATCGACTCGTACGGGGGTCCTCGTCTATCGCCTCGCGGACGGCACGGAGCGCCGCGAATATCGCCCCCCGGAGGAAGTCCACGCGCCGGAGTCTCTCGCGACGTGGGCGGACGTCCCCGTCACCGTGGCGCACCCCGAGGACGGATCCTTGGTCACCGCGTCGACGTGGTCCGCCGAGGCCGTCGGTCATGTCTCCGGGGCAGGCGCAGTGGACCCCGAGGATCCGCGGTTCGTCCGCGTCGCAGTGGTCGTCTCGGACGCGGACGCCGTCGGCGGGGTCCTCGCGAAGGAGATCGGCCGCGAGGTCTCGGCGGGATACCTCGCGGACTACGATCCGACCCCCGGGACGACCCCCGAGGGTGAGCCGTACGACGGGATCCAGCGGAGAATCCGCTACAATCATCTTGCCCTGTTGCGTGCGGGACAGGGCCGCGCGGGGCCCGACGTGCGGATCTTGCTCGACGCCGCGGATCCTGCCACGATCCCAGACATGACCATGATCAAGATCGACGGCCTCGAAGTCGTCCAGGGATCCGCCGAGCACGTCCGCGCGCTCGAAGCTCGCGCGGAACGTGAACGCCAGCGCGCGGATTCCCTCGAGGCGAACGCGAAGCGTGACGCGCACGTCCGCGCCTCGATGATCGCCACGCTGCGTACGATGACCGGCGATCCGCGGCGTCTCGACGCGGCGGACCCCGCGGCCGCGGCGACGTCCACCGAGGACGTCATGGCCTCGATCCTCAAGATGGCGGCCCCTGAGTTCGACACCGCCGGCAAGAGCTCGGACTACCTCCTCGGGGCCGTCGCGATGCTCGTCGCGACGGGCGGCGCGAAGGCCCCCTCGCCTCCGGCCCCCGCGGCGGACGCGAAACCGCCCGCACCGACGCCGGACCCCGCGCGAAGCCCGTCTCAGGCGGACGTCGCGCGAGACTCGATCGAGGCACTTCGCCACGGTCCCGCACCTCGGACGGACTCCGAGGACGATCCGATCGCGGCCGCTCTTGCTGAGCGCAAGGCCCGCGCGAACAAGAAAGGGGGCGCGTGATGCCCGGACAAACTGTGATCCCGTCCTCGATGGCCGTCGCCGCCGCAGGAATGCTCGAAGGCCCGATCGAATCGGCGATCACCCGCGTGATCGCGACCGCCGCGGGCGTCAACACCGGCCGCGCGGTGCGCCGTGGAAGCGTCGCCGGGAGAACCTGCGAACTCTTCGCCGCGGACGCGGACTCGGCCCTCATCGACGGGATCGTGATCCGTCAGCCGATGCGCGAGCGTTCGACGCCGGACTTTCCGCAGAACACGGAGGTCACGCTCCTTCGGCGCGGCGCGATCTGGCTCACGTGCCCCGTCGCGATCGCTCCGGCGGACAACGCTACCTTGTCGTGGATCGTGACCGGCGGTAACGCGGGCCTCCTGACGAACGTCGTGGACGCCAACGATCGAGCGATCGGCGTTCGATGCATCGTCGGCGCGGGGATCGGCGGGCTCGGCCTCTTCTACGTCAACCTCGGAGGAACCTGATCATGAGCCTCGATCCGAAGATCTACACCCTGCCCCGGGCGGTCCGTGATCGCCTCGTGGCGCAGATCTACCAGACGGCGTTCCCTCGCGCGGACGCGCAAGAGAGCGTCCTTTTCTCGCGCCAGCTCGAGCAGGTGCAAGCCGAGCTCGTTCGCGACGAGTTCCCGCAGTACGTGAACCGCCGCGCGGTCCCCGTCGCCGGGGGCGTCGCTCGAGGCGCTCGCACGTACACGTGGCGTCGCATGACTCCGGTCGGCGCGGCGAAGATGCTCAGCAACTACGCGACGGACTTCCCCAACGTTTCCGTGGTCGGGACGGAGTACACGACTCCGATCCGCGACGGTGGCGGCATGTGGCTCTCCTCGCTTCAGGACATGGAGGCCGGCGACATGGCCGGCGTCTCCCTGGACGCGGAGAACGCGCGCACGGCGCTCGAGTCGATCGAGCAGCTCCGCGAGCGTACGCAGCTCCGCGGGGACGCCACGTTGGGGATCCCCGGGTTCTTGAACGACTCGAGCGTCCCCCTCGTGACCACGGGCTACACGGGGAACTGGGACGCTGGCGCGACCACGGGCGCGCAGATCATCCAGGACGTTCGCCGCTTCCAGGCGGTCATCCAAGAGCAGTCGCAAGAGCGGCACCCCCCGCCCTACGTGATGATGATCAGCCCGGCGATCGCGACGCAGATGCGCACGAAGAACGCGAGCATCTACGAGTCCATGTCAGTGATGGACTACCTCCGCGAGCGCGACGGGATCGAGTTCGTCATCACTCCGGAGTGCGCCCTCGCGGACGCCGGTTCGGACGGCCCCCGGATGGTCCTCTACCGACGCGATCCGTCGGTCGTCCGACAGATCGCCCCCGTGGACTATGAGGAGCTCGCGCCGCAACTCCAGGGCTTCTCCATGGAGCACTACTTCCGGGCGCGCTTCGGAGGGTCGGTGTGGCAACGGCCCCTTGCCGGGCTGTACATCGACGGGATCCTCGACGGCGCGAACTGATCCAGCGCGCACGGACGCACTTGAAGGCCTCGCGGATCGCCTCCGCGGGGCCTTCGTGCTACGGTGACGGGATGACTACCGACACGAAGAAGGCCGTTTACGCCGTGAACACCTCCGCTCGACTGATCTATATCGAGGGCTTCCGCATCCCCCCGCTGGCGCACGTCGAGATCAAGACGTTCACGCCGGCCCTCGCGAAGAAGTGCGAGGGTACGGGGATCGAGTTCGGCGCGGACCCCGCGGCGATCTTGGCACGCGCGAAGCGCGGCCTCTCCGACGACGATCGCGCGGCGCTCGAATCCGGCGAAGTGAAACTCTTGCCCGCCGGGGTCTCCGCGGCGATGACCTCGACTCCGCCGGCTCCCGTGGACCTCGTGCCCCGATGATCTCCCGAGAGCGCTTCCTCGAGACCTACCCGGAGTTCCTCGCGGCACCCCCCGCGATGATCGATCGGGCGCTCGCGGACGCGCTCGAGCACGTCGACGCCGATACGTTCGGGACGCGCCTTGACGTCGCGCATGGCCTCGCGACGGCGCACCTGCTCGCGTTGTCGCCGTACGCGCAAGAGGCGCGGATCGCCGGCGACGATGCGCGGACAACGTACTCCGTCCAGCTCGATCGGATGCGCGGCGTCGCCGCGATCGGGATGCGATCATGGTGACCAGGGACGTCGATCGGGGATACCGGAAGGTCATGCAGGCCCTCTCCGCGAGGTCGCGTCACGTGGTCACCGTGGGGATCCATTCCGAAGAGGGGGCCGCGGGGAAAGCCCAGGGCCCTACGATCGCGGAGGTCGCGGAGATTAATGAGTTCGGCCTAGGCGTTCCAGCGCGTCCGGTGATCTCAGTGTACGCCGACCAACGCGGGACGGAACTCGTCGCCCTCATGAGGGACCGCGCGGCCGCGGGCCTCAAGCAGGGCGTTCCGATCGCGCAGTCGCTGGACGTCGTCGCGCAAGTCGCGGCCGGAGAGATCCAAGAAAGGTACGCCGCCGGGGTACCCCCGCCGAACTCCCCGGCGACGATCGCCCGGAAAGGGTCCTCCGTCCCGAGGATCAACACCGGACAGGAGCGCGCGGCGATCCGGGGGCGCGTCCGGTGACGGCGTCCCCGCTCTCACGGTTCGTCTCCGCCCTCGGGGCCCTCGTGGACGTCCCCGTCTATCGCGACGGGACTCCGCGGACCTTCGGGACGCCGTCCGCGTGGATCGAGGTCTCCCTGTTGGCCTCCGCGCCGATCGCGGTACGCCCAGCGGTGCGCTACGTCGAGCTCCCCGAGGACGAAGCGGCCCACGGTGACCCGCCGGGCCTCTCACCGGACCTCGAGGAACGCGTCACGGAGGCCGTGGAACTCTCCGCGCGGGTCCGTTGCCTCTCCCCGACGGTGTCCGACGTCCCGCTGATCCTGCTCGCGGAGCTCTCCGCGCGCCTAGGCTCGCCGATGGGGTCCGAGGTCCTCGAGGCGAACGGCCTAGGACTCCGAAGGGTCCTCGCGGGGCCGTCCGCCCTCCCGTGGAATTTCGACGGCCGAGATCGTTCCGTGGCCTTCCTCGACGTCGGGCTACACGCTACGATGTCCCTCGTTACTCGAACCGTGGACCCGATCGATCGTGTCTACCTCCGGAGAACCTGAACCATGTCCGACCTCGACGCCGTTTTCCGCGTGGACATTACCCGCGAGACAAGCTTCCCGTCCCAAGCGGGTTTCGGAACGCCGATGTTCCTGGCGTTCCATACCTTGTGGCCCGAACGCCTCCGCGTGTTCGACGTCGCATCGGTGATCTCGGAGCTCGATGCCCTCTCGGTCCCGGTGCATCACCCGGTGTACCGGGCCTGTTCCAAGGTCGCGGCCCTCCGACGGAAGCCCCAACGGATCGTGATCGGCCGGCGCGCGCTCGCCCCGACGATGATCGTCCGTCTCTCCCCGTTGGTCGCGACCGAAGGCCACGTCTACCGCTTCGTCGTGACCGACAAGAACGGACTCGCGACGGTGATCACGCGGACCGTTCCCGCGGCCTCGTCTACGACGGCGGAGGCCACGGCGATCGCCGCGCTGATCGATCCGTTGCTGGACATTACCGCAACGGCGTCCCTCGGAGTGATCACCGTCACCGGGATCGTCGGGACGTTCTTCGAACTGTCGGAACTGCCCCCGCCGGCGGAGCTCCGCGTCGAGGAGACCACGGCAGATCCGGGCCTCGCTACGGACCTCGCGGCGATCGGGCAAGCGGCCGAACAGGGGTCCTCGGCGCTCGAGTTCTACGGGGTCGCGCTGGACATCGCCGGAGAGGCCGCGGCGAAGGCCCTGTTCGCTTGGTGCCAGGCGAACGGTCGCGTCTGTGTCGTCCGATCGACGAATTCCGAGGTCGCGGACGGCGCGATCACGACGGACCTCGCCTCGGATCTGATCACGCTCGCGCATGACTGCGGCTTCGTCGTCTACGCCCAACAGGGAACGGCGACATTCCGAGACCTCTTGGCTCTCGCGGTGATCCTGTCCTACGACCCGGGGACGTACACCGCGGCTTACAAGACCCTCGAGGGGGACTCCGCCGATCGGCTGACGTCGGCGCAAGTCACGGCCCTCAGGGCCAAGCGTGCGAGCTATTACACGTCGGCACGGTCGACTCCGTACCTCTACGACGGACGCACCCCCAACGGCGAGTTCATCGATCTTCGGATCGCCTCCGATCTGATCGCCGCGAGGATCCAAGAGCGGCTTTTCGGCGTCCAGAAGAACGCTCCGAAGATCCCGTTCACCGGGCTAGGGATCGGCGTCCTAGCCGCGGCCGTCGAGGGGGTCCTCCTCGAGAACACCGCGACGGAGACGGACCCCGCGCGGGCCCTCGCGGGGGCAGAGTACGACGACCAGGGCAACCTTCTCTCCGAGGGCCCGATCGTCACTGCGCCGGCGCTCTCCGCGACGAGTCCCACGGACCGCGCGAACCGTGACCTTCGGGGGCTGACGTTCTCCGCGCGCTTCGCCGGCGCGATCCACACGGCGCGAATCGAAGGGAAGATCGGCGTATGACCACCGCGAAAACGTACGACCTACGACAGTCGACTTTTTTCTTCGGGGGCCTGTGCACCGAAGCGGGCAAGGGCGGCTTCGTCACGATCACACCGGCCGGTGAGAGGATCACGAAGGACGTCGACGTCAAGGGGGGCGTCGTGGTGCACAGCAACGCCCCCGCGAATCAGCGGAGCTACCGGATCGAACTGACCCTGATGCAAGGGGCCCTGTTCTCCGTGATCCTCTCCGCGATCGCGAAGGTCCCCGGGGTCGTTCAGCTCCCGTGTTCGGTGATCACCCCAACGGAGAAATTCGTCGGACGGGCGACGCTCGCGCTCGAGCCGACCCGGACCGCGACCGCCGAGACCACCGATCGCGTGTGGACCTTCGAAGCGGTCGGTGAGATTCAGGACACCGCGCTATGAGGACGACGGCAACGGCGACGCTACCCGGTGGGGCGAGCGTCCGAATGAAGCAACTGGGCGCGCGCGACGCGGCCGATCTCTTTCGTCGGCTCGTCTCCGCGAACGCCCCCGCGGGGGCCGGCGGGGGCGTCGCCCTCGGGGCGCTCCCCGAAGAGACGTTCCTGAAGATCTTCGATCTCGCGGTCGCGGCATCGGAGGTCGAACTCGTCGCGAAGACCGACGAAGGGGCCCCCGTCGCGTCCGCGTGGCGTCCACTGACACAGGGCGACCTCGTGAGCTTCAAGGACTCCGCGGCCCTCATGGAGCTCCTGATCCGGATCAACGTCCTGGATTTTCTCGCCGGGGAGTAGAGATCGTCCATCGCGCCGCGCACCTTCCGACGCCGAAGGGCGCGTCCCGGATCTCTCTCCCCGAGGCGATCGACTGGTGGATCTGGCGTCCGGTCTGGGACCGCCGCGCGACACTGACGGAGGTCGAGAGAGACTGGTCCCTCTCGGACGTGCTAGACTACGCAGAGATCGCCCTCGCATTCGACCGTCATGGCCCTTCGTGAACTCCTCGCAGTCTTCGACGTCCAGATCCCTACGGCCAAGATCGCCGCGGGCGGGAAGGCCGTCGACAAGCTTGCGGATCAGCTGAAGGGGTACGCGAAGTTCTACAGCTCCGCCGAGATCGTCCAGGGGGCCCGTTCCTTCGTGGACGGCCTCGTTCAACAGGCGACGCAACTTCAGGACACGTCGGATCAACTGGGCCTCTCTACGCGCGAGCTCCAACAGTGGGGCCTCGCGGCGAACCTCTCGGGGTCCAGCGGCGAAGATCTCTCGCGCGGCCTCGTGAAGCTGCAACAGAACGCGGAGGCCGGCGCCGATGTGTTCCGTACGCTCGGGGTCGCGACGGAGGACGCTTCGGGCAACGCGAAGCCCACGGCGCAGCTCTTTCGGGAGGTCGGCCTCGCGATCGGCAAGATCAAGGATCCGTCGGAGCGCACGAAGCGCGCGCTCGAAGCCCTCGGCAAGCCCGGAGTGAAACTCGCTCCGATGTTCGCCGGCGGGGCGGAGGGACTAGACTCCCTGCTCGGGGAGCTCGAACGGCTCGGCGGTGGACTCACGGAGGACGCGATCCGATCGATCAATGACTACGACGACGCCATGGTGCGATGGAACGTTCGCACGCTCGCCGTGAAGGGCGCGCTGGCGCGGGAACTCTTCCCCGCGCTCGAGATGGTCGCGACGAAGATCGGCGAAACCGTCTCCGCGTTCACGAAGGGCGAGCGCGGCGCGGACCGCCTGAAGATCGTCCTCGGGATCCTCGGTACAGCGGGCGCGATCGCGGGACTGCAGATGCTCGCGCCGTGGCTCCCATTGGTCGCGCTACTGACGGCGGCCTACCTGGTCGTCGATGATCTCGTCGTCGCCCTCAAGGGCGGAGACGCCGTATCGAAGGACTTGCTGGATACGCTGTTCGGCAAGGGGACCGGGGCCAGTGTCTTCGCCGCGATCCGCGCGGACCTCGAACAACTACAGGAGCGCATGAGGGACAAGGGCCCGGCGGAGGCCTTCGGAGAGGCGTTCTCCGAGATGGGCGCCTCGATCGTTACGCTCTTCGCCGATGAGATCCCCCAGGGGGTCCGCGACGCTTACGACGCCGCGGCGAACGGGATCGCGACCTCGGGACAGAAGTCGATCATCACCTTTGTCGAGTCCGTGAAGTCCGCGATCCTAGGGTTGCCGGTGTACTTCGCAACCGCGGCGATCGACGCGGGGAAACGCTTCCTGGACACGCTCCGGAATTCGACCTCGGAAGGGGTCGTAGGGATCGCCGGGGACATCGGGAAAGCCTTCTCCGAGGCCCTCGCCGGCGCGATCAAGGTGCCATCGTTGGACTTCCTCGGCGGGCCTCGAGGCGATCTCTCGGGACAGTCCGTCAACGCGGACGGATCACCCACCGTCGCGGCCCCCGGGGTCTTCGGGACGGCCGCGCGGGCCCTCGCCGGACCCGCGTCCGCCCTGTTCGCGTCCACGGGGACGACGGGCCCGACGATCAACCAGACGATCAACCAGACGATCAACACCGAAGGGCCGTTCGCTCGGGGCGACATCCGCGCGGGGATCGATGACGCCAACGAGGCCGCACTCTCGCAACTCGAGGCGACCGCGTGAGTACCCTTGTAATCCTCCCCGACGCGGAGCTCGATGACGTCGGCTTCGACGCCACGCTGATGGAAGACTCCGTCCTTCCGGCGGCCGTATCGGCGAACCCCGTCGAACGCGGCGCGCCCGTGACCGACGACATTCGAGTCGATCCGATCCAGATCTCCGCGGAGGTCCTCGTCACGGAGACCCCCTCCGATTCCAATTTCTACGGCGACGGTCAACGCGGGATCGTCTCGATCCCGGTGAAGGGCCGCGGCACCTTGCAAGTGCTCGCGCCGCGCGTCTCCGGCGCGCCGCAACGATCGCTTGTGACGGAGATGCATGAGCGGCTCGATCGCCTCCGAAGGGAGCGCACGACGTGCACGGTGATCACGTCGACTCTCGAGTTTCCCTCGATGGTCCTCGCCAGCGTCCAGCTCAACAGGCCCCCGAACTCGGGAGGGAAGGGGATCTTCCGGCTCTCGTTCGTCGAGATCAAGACCGCGACAACGTCGGTGATCTCCGCGCCGCGGCCGGCGGAACCGCGAGCGCAGTCCAAGAAAGTCCAGGGCAAGGCCCCGGCGAGCGACCCGAAGAAGGACGGGACACCAGTGCCAGCGCAAGAGGCCTTGATCTCGGACGCGAAGGCCGCGGCGAATAAGGCGATCGCCGCCGGGAAGGCCTTCCTAGGACTATGATCCGTTTCGCGCTCCCCGCGGATTCTCCGTTGCTGTCGACTGTGGTCCGCCTCGAGGGGCGAGACTTTCGGATCGAACTGGACTACCTAGGCAAGGCCGATCGCTTCGCGGTGTCGGTGTTCGACGCGGTGACGAACGTCCCGATCATCCGAGGGCAAAAGGCCCTCGTCGGATCTTCGATCGCCGTGGATACCGCGAACGCACTGCGTCTACGCGAAGGGGTACTCACGTTCTCCGGACCGACGGACGGACGCCCGCGACTGCGGGACCTCGGACGATCGGTGTCGCTCGTCTATGCGACCTTCGCGGAGATCGAGGCGTCCCCGTGATCCGGCAATTCCTGCGACGGTACGCCGTGATGATCAACCAGACTTTGATCGAGGATCTTCGGTGCGCGTTCGTCGTGGAACGATCCCTTACGCCGGCCGCGAACAAGGCCGCGGTACGCGTCTGGGGGCTCGCCCCCGGCCGCCGAAGGATCCTCGAGGGTCTCACGGGCGCGCCGATCCAGATCGATGCGGGCTACCGCGAAGGGGTCTCGACGATCTTCCTCGGAAGGGTCCGCGACATCCGATCGAAGCCGACGGAGGACGGCCTCGGTTGGGTCACCGAAGCGAGCGCCGGTGACGGAGAGGCCGAAACCAGGAAGGCCCGCGCGGCCGTTGCGTTCGCCCCCGGGACGGCCGCGGACGCGGGCCTCCGTGCGATCGTCAAGGCCCTTGGCGTGGATCCCGGGAACGTCGACGCGGCCGCGGCCCTCGTGGCCTCGAAGAAGTTGTTCCCCGCCGGGGGCGTGATCTTCGGCCCCGCTCGTCGGGAGATGACCGCAGTCTGTCGATCGTTGGGCCTAGAGTGGAGCGTCCAGGATGGCGCGCTTCAGATCCTCGAGATCGGCAAGGCCCTCGAGGGAACGGCCGTGGAGCTCACTCCGGAGACCGGACTGATCGGCGCGCCGAGCGCCAACGCGAAGCGAGAGGCCTCGATCCGTTGCCTGTTGCAGCCGGACGTTTTCCCCGGGCGTCTCGTGGTCGTGGACTCCGAAACGCTTCGGGGGCAGTATCGGATCACGAAGACCGTGCACAAGGGCGACTCGCACGGCGCGGAGTGGGAGATCGACCTCACAGGGGAGCCCTACTGACATGGCCACGGACTTCGCCGACGTCATCGAGCGCGCGATCGAGTCCCGGATCCGGGACATATTCACGGCCTCCGTCGGTGAGGTCGTGAGCTACGACCCCGCGGCGCGAAAGGCGGACGTCCGCCCCGGCGTCACGCGCTGGTCGCCTCGCGAGGACGGGACGATCGATCGTGACCTCGAGGTCCCGATTCTCCCGGCGGTCCCCGTCCTCTTGCTGAGGACGCAAGGGGCGCGGATCGTTGTCGACATCGAACCGGGCACGAAGGGCCTTCTGTTGTTCTTCGACGTGCCGATCCATGGGTGGATGCAGTCCGGCGACGTCACCGGATCCGAGGATCTAAGGATGCACCATCCGACCAGCGCGGTGTTCATCCCGGGCCTCTATCCGGACACGGAAAGCCTGGACGTCGCGACGGAACCGGACACGATGATCCTTGACGCCGATACGATCAAGCTCGGCGCGACGGCGTCGTTTCATGTCGCGATCGCGGAGGCCGTCCGCGGGGAGCTCGACAAGATCGCCGCGGCCCTCAACAGTGCCAACGCCCCGAACGGCGGGGGTCCGGTGACCTACGGGTCCGCGTACGTCCCCGCGGACGTGAACTCGACAAGGGTGAAGGTGGTCCCATGACGATCGAATGGAGCTACACGATCGAACCGCCGAGCTCGATCGCGGACGCGTCCGGCGTCGCCGATGTCGATCTACTGCCGATCAAGGATCTGGCATTGGCCCCCGATGGCGATCTCGAGGTCCCCCCGAGGATCATCGGCGGAGTCGAGGCGATCGCGCAACGTCTTCGGATCCGCCTCTCACGATGGCGCGGGGAGAACTTCCTCGATCTCGACGACGGGATCCCCTACGCGGAGCGCATCGTCGGGCGACGCGGGTCCGCGGCCGTCGCACGTGCGATCCTCCGTCGCGTGATCCTCGAGACGCCCGGCGTCCGTGAGATCCTCGAGTTCTCCGCGGCGCTCGTCGGGCGCGAACTTCGCGTCACCTTCCGCGTGTCGACGCGCGGCGGACCGGACATCGTGGTACGCTCGGGGTTCAACGCGGAGGCCGTCACGTGACGTACATCGATCCTACCGGGCTGCAGATCCCGACACTCGAAGAGATCCGCGACGCGATCGGCGCGGAGCAACGCGCGGCGATCGATCCGCTCCTCGCGAACGACACCGATAGCGTTCTCGGGACGATGAACGCGATCGTCGCGTCCCATGCAAGGGAGGCATGGGAGACCCTACAGGACGCCGCTTGGGAGAACGATCCTCGAGACGCCGAAGGGGCGGGCCTCGAACGGATCTCACGGATCACGGGGACCCTTCGCCGCGCGGCGACGCGATCGACGGTCACCGTCGACTGTACCCTTGCGGGCGGGACGTCCCTCGCGGCCCTGTCGTCTCAGGTCCGCGTGACCGGATCGGACCCGGCGGTCCTCTTTCGTCTCGTCTCGTCGTTCACCGCGCCCGTCGGTCCTTCGGCGACGTACCCGCTGATCTTCGAGGCCGTCGCCGAAGGGCCTGTCCCGGCGAACCCTACGACGCTCACGACGATCGCGACCCCGACGGCCGGATGGTCCGCGGCGTCGAACCCCGGCGCCGCGACACTGGGCCGGGCGGAGGCGACGGACGAAGAACTCCGACAACTGCGGTTGGCCGACCTGTTTCGGCCCGCGGCCGTGATCCCGAAAGCGACGGAACAGCGGTTTCTCGAGGTCCCCGGGGTCCTCTCCGTGCGATTCCGGGAGAACCTCCTAGACGTCAAGGACCCCGCGACGGGCCTCCCGGGCCGGACGTGGCAGATCATCTATTGGGACGGCCCGGGGGCGAGCGCGGACCCTGACGATCTCGCCGCGGCGCTCGTGGACTCGCGCCAAGGTGGCATCGCCGGAGGGGCGATCCGCGCCCTGGAGGTCCCCTTCGAGGTCGAGATCTTCGGATGGTCCGCCGCGGGGTACTCCGCCGCGGCCCTCAAAGCGGCGATCCTCGCCGATGTCCAGGCGACGCAGCGGCCCGGGCGGGACGTCTATTATTCCCGGTTCGCGGCGATCTGCGCGGCGAACGGGGTCCCCGAGATCCAAGAGATCCGCCTCCGGAAGACCCTCTCACCGGCCGCCCCGTGGGCCGTGGCGAATATTCCGATCGACGCGGTATCGGTCGCGACGTTGCTGGACGCGACGATCACATTGAACGTGATCGCCGGCCCGGCCCCGGTGTGATACCCTCGGGGCCATGGTTTCCGATCTCACTCTCGCGATCCTGGTCGCCGTCGCCCTCGGGAACGTCGCGATCCTCATCCTTCGACGGCTCGGGTACGAGCGCGCGGCGGACGTCCTCGGGAAGATCCTCCCGCTCGCACTCACCGCGTCCAGTGCGTCCTCGTGGCGCGAGGCCGTCCAGCGGCTCGCCCTCTCCGTTCTGGAGCTCCCCGAGAAGGAAGCCCGGGAGGAAGCCTCGAGGGCCCTCAAGAGTGCGACGGCGAAACCGTCCGTGCCCCCGGGCCCGACGTTGCCGCTGCTCCTCGTCCTCGGACTCTCGGGGTGCGCCGGCGCGGCCGGTCTCTCGAGGGGCCTCGAGGACGTCCGCGACGGCCTGGACGCCGCGCGACCGGCGATCCTTCAACTGGAGTCCGCGGTAAAGGAGTGCTCCCGATCCTTGCCCCCGGCGGAGGGCGCGGCCGTCCGCGAACGGCTCGAGGCTACGATGGTCCTCTTGGACCTCGCGTGGGCGAAAGTCGGCGCACTGCTCTGTCTCGTCGTAGAGGACAAGACGGGGTGCGACCGATGAACACCCTCGCTTCGCTCGGGGAGAACTGGGAGATCGTCCTCGCGGCGATCTCGATCGGCCTCGTCGCCGCTGGCGTCCGTGTCCGCGGCCGTAGAAACAAGCCTCTCCGGGGTCCGGACCCGTGATCCGGATCGGGGACCGCGCGCCGAAGTACGCACGCTTCGAACTCAGGACCTCGAGCGCCGCGGCCCCGACGGCGACGCGTCTCGTCGCTCGTGTCCGGCGCTCGGACGGGACGATCGCGGAGTGGGAACTTACATCGGTGATCGCGGTCGCGGGGTCCGTCTCGGGCCTCCGCGTGTTCGCCCCCGACGGAACTGATTTCCCCGTCGGTGGGCGCTACGATCTGCGGCTCTTCGCACTGGACGCCGGGGGCGTCTGGATCGACGATCACGAGGGCTCTTTCGAAGTTGACGCGACGTCAACAGGATGGATCGGGACATGACCGTAGTTCTCGCCACGACTCGCGCCAACGCCGCGCTGGACAACATCCTCGCGAACGCGAACAACGGACGCCTGCAATTGCGCGCCGGGACCGACAACGGGCCCGACGCCGCGGCCTCGGGGACCCTCGTGTCGGAGCACACGATGTCCGCGACGGCGTTCGCCGCGGCCGCGTCGAAGGTCGCGACGGCGAACGCCGTCGGGTCCGCCGTCGCCGCATCGGGCGGAACGCCGTCGCACGCGAGGTTGACGCAGTCCGACGGAACGACCGGCGTACTCCACCTCTCCTGCGGCGGATCGTTCAGCTACACGAACTCGGGGAACGTCCTCACCACGAACGCCGCGCACGGCTGGTCCGCGAGCACTGCGGTTCGCGTCTTCGCCGAACCGGGGGGCGTCCTTACGACGGGCCTTTCCCAGGATACGACGTACTACGTCCGCGCCCCTTCGGGCTCGACGTTGGAACTGTCCTTGACCCCGGGCGGGGCGGCCGTCGTCCTCACCGGGACGGGGACCGCAGTGCAGCGGATCTGCCTCGCGTCCACGGACGTCGCGATCGGGTCGAACTCGGGCGATATCCTCGCGGGGACCACTGTGCAGATCGCGAACGTGAGGCTCCGCTTCCCGTGACGATCTACCGATCGAAGATCGCCGCGGCCTTCGTCCGCGATGGTCTCTGGCTCCCGTTCCCCGGCCGGCGAGAGATCGTCGCGGTCCCCGTCCACGACCAAGAGACGGGGACCTCCGGGCAATGGAGCGCCCGCGATGCGCTCGAGGTCGCGCGCGCCCTGGGGGGCGCTCTCCCGACGTTCGACGATGTGACGGCCCTTGACCGGATCGGGTTTCGGATCGATCCGGTGACCCTCCCCGATGCGAAACTCCGACGCGATGATCCGCGCCTCGAGGGCGAGACCTCGAAGGCGTACGAGATCCGCATCCGCCGGAACATGGCCTCCCTCGAGTGGCTCCGCTGGCACGATGCGCTTTGCTGGCGCGCGCTCGCGGGATGGGACCGAACGAAACCCGTGGCGAACTTCGGCAAGCTTTGGATCGGACCGACACCGAAGGGGGCGGGGAAGATCCGCGGATGGCGCGATCGCAACGGCACGTGGATCCAACAAGGGTTGAGGCCGCAACACAATGACGCGCACTTGGACTACGCGACGAAAGTCGTCGTGGTCCGAGAGCGGCCTGTGATGGTGGCAGCATGATCACCGATCCTCTGTTCGTCCCCGCGAGACGGACCGCGATCACCGGCGCGGAGCTCGCAACGGAGATCCATCGGATCGATCCGTCGCTCGGATGGTCCTCGGTTATCGTCCTCGTCTCGCAGTGGTCGATCGAGACGGCGGACGGACAAGCGTGCTGGAACTACAACATCGGGAACAAGAAGCGCCGCAAGGGTCGGCCGTTTACGATGCT